TATTTACAAAACAAATGAAAATTGTAAAAACAGAAACATAAAGGGGTTTCGCCAATACTATACAATGGAGAACTTACATCAACAAATATATGACAAATTGGATTTTTTTTATAGAAACAACCAAATCCCACATATTATATTTCATGGATCCTCAGGAAGTGGGAAGAAAACAATTGTGTATAAATTCTTGGACAAAATATACGATGGAAATCGTAGCAAAATGAAACATAATATTATGTTTGTCAATTGTTCTCATGGGAAGGGCATAAAATTCATACGCGAAGATTTGAAGTTTTTTGCGAAAACGAATTTACAAATGAATCAGGGTGTTCGATTCAAGTCGATCGTTCTATTCAATGCAGATAGTTTGACTACGGATGCACAGTCCGCATTGCGGCGTTGTATAGAATTGTTTAGTTATAATACTCGTTTTTTCATTATAGTTGAGAACAAACATAAATTATTGAATCCTATATTGTCGCGTTTTTGTGAAATATATGTTCCGGAATATATTAAACCCTTGAAGATTACAAATGGGACACCAGAGGTGTTCCCATTTTCATCTTCAAGGGTCATAACCACCGAAGATGTAATGGGACTTTGTCCCATTCCAAATCTTCGACGGTTTAAATCTATATTTGGGTTTATAAAAAAATCCCATTTTGTTTCTGATTCCATGTAAAAATATGGTATATGATACGACCATATATTTATATTTTATCGATTACACCACCAAGTTTATCTCGCATACAAAAGCCCACAATTACCACCAATAAATGACAATATATTATACCTCTCTTCATGTAATATTAAATTATAATTGTAATCAAACAACCGCCAATTTTGTTTACTTATTCCGATTGGATTTCCATTTCCATCACATATAACATTTATATTAGAATTAGGTGAAAATGGAGGGGTATATGTAGTAATTTCCAACTCTATATTATTAAATTTACTCATATTAATTGCACCGGACGGTTGATATTCGAATGGACTAGTATTCAGACAAAAATTATAACAATATAACCCCTCCTTAGCGCTACCTTGAGTTCTCACATATTTTTCGATATAGTTATAAATTCCACTTACTAAAGTATTTTCGCGATATTCTCCATTAAATAGAATACCCATTGTTTGCAAAATCTCGCGTTGATTATCCACCGCAAAATCGCCAGTATAAAAAAAACCAGTATTGTAATTTGTCACCGGTTGTATTTGTGGACCCGTCGTAAATCCGGACAATGCTGCGGCGCTCGAGAATTCGCTGGGAATAGTATCCGGTGCGGGTATTATATTAATCGGCGGTGTATCATACGGCCAATTCGTATAATTCGACCATTCATTGCGCAAATTTACATCATTTCTTTGTAAATACCACATCCAACTTGAAACTAAGCCGGTCGATTTTACTTCCAACCGATTCGACCCAGTCACATTTTCAAATTTATATCGGAGAACATCTTTGATTAAATACAATTGGTCTTTCGCCGCGAATATTTCCGTTTCTTTTTTAGAAAGAAAACAATAGGTCGCCATTAAATGTACATCCGCATTCCAAATACTCGTCTGATTTCGATAGTTTTGTGCCTCCATGAAAATAGAAGGCGGTGTTTGTAAGAACCTATATAATTGCATTTCTTGCCTAGTAAAATCCGGTTGTACATACGGATATCCATTCGCTTGATCGTATATATCGCGTATTTGGAATAATTCTTGTATAGGACGCAGGGTGACATTAATTTCCAATTCATTGTATTGAAGAGCGACTAAGGGAAATGCACAACGGCTATCTAATGAGAACCAAGTATTTATAGGAATAAATAATTGCCGGGATCTGATAGAAGGTTCCGCGCCAGCAGGATTATCAGTATAATACACCGACGGATAACAATTTGAACGCCCATATGCATTCGCGGGATCATACAATTCAGGTACATTACCCGTCATTTTATTGAAAAGCTCGCGTTTTTCTGCGGTAAAATCGCGATCTACCATAGCGGCCAAATAATCCCCAGTATATCTCTGAAGAGTAAATGCGCCACATACAATTTCTATTTCCTGTATGATTTGTGTTCCTATATCGCGTATCCATTTAAACTCATACGGCACCCATTGATTATTTGTATTGTACGAAGGTTCGTAAAACGGACTCCATATGTCCGGTAGTGTCAATACTAAATAAGTGTCCATCAAAAGATCCGCATACCGTTTTATTTTAAATTTAAATTGGGATGGCGTCGTTAGTCGTAAATCGCGAGAACCATCATAATCGAGCCGGAATTTTTGAAGTCCAAAATTGGTATATTTAGAATAACTTACATTGAAAAATGTTTTCGTGGGATTTCCAGTAAAAATTACATTATTTTTGCCTTCCGATACAATATTTAGTATTCCACCAGGCATTTGCTATATATGTATAATAATAGAAGGTGTAAGTTAGAATATATTATAATAGTATAGAGTATTTTTATATTGTATATTGTATTATTACAAAGACATGAATATAATAAAAAAACTAGTGATACTAATAATACTTGTAATATTATCTATTATTATATATCATTTAATGGCAACCAGGCGTGCAATAAAAGCCGCATACAATATAGAAGGTTTTCGCGAAGGTGCCATATTTACTTCCGATACAATTGAACAAGAATTGGCGTTGGTTAAAGTGAGCGATGTGCCTGCGTCGACTACAGATGCGCAAAATACCTCCCTCCCATTAAAACAGTATTGTATAAAAGGTGCATTTAATGCCGCCCTTACAGGAAAGTTTGTCAATACCGAGATGATCAAATATGTATTTTATCGTGGTTGTCGATATCTAGATTTCGAAGTATTTTCTTTTGATGGGGTGCCTTATGTGGCCGCGTCCACCGACAATACATACTCTACGATTGATACTACCAACAAAATAACATTGAGCGAGATTTTATCAACAGTAAATACTTATGCGTTCTCTGCGCCATCTTCGATTCAAAAAGATCCAGTATTTGTAAATCTGCGTATTAAAACACACCAGACTGATTTATATAATAGCATTGCCAAGATAATAGAAAATACGATAAAACCCAAAATGTATGTTGACAAATCGGGGGACGCAATCAAAGTGGATGGGGATACTATTTTAAGCGAAATATCTCGCAAAATAATAGTAGTCGTAGATAAATCTTATATTGTGAATGAAAATTACGCGAAATTGGCGAAATTGGTGAATATTGAATCCGGATATGAGAACTTCCGCAAATACGGATATAGCGAGCTTTCCTCACAGCAATATACGCCTCCATTTATATATAAAGATGGAATCACTACAGATGTTTCTATTATGAAAATAGTGATGCCAGATATAGGTATTAATTGGCTGGGACTATCGCGTAATAATATTTATTATCCAATGGTATTAAATTATGGTGCACAAATTGTTCTTTATCCGTTTTATAAAGTCGATTTATATTTGGGAGATTACGAAAAAGCATTTGCGTCAAGTAAAGATAAACCTGGAGCCGGATTTGTTCCTATAGCATCTATGATTACATATCTAAAAGGAGAATTAGGCGGCGATTCTTCCGTTTCGCTGGATTCTACCACTCCCGCCGCCGTTCCGACACCAGGTGCGAAATCTAGTTGAACAACCGTCAAAAAATAAGATTGACTCTGGAACTCCGTCTTCCCGCATCCGGGCGCTTGTTCCGAACCGGGTCTTATGATATTCTTGGTATAATATATAGGTGAATCGAAACGCATCGAATTAATGCCCAACACGCGATATAATACAGAATTATGTGATAATGATATGACATTTGACGAATGCGAACTCAGTGTATTAAGAAACGCAGTAGATGAAATACAAGCACAAGAAGGGAAAAAGATTGCGAATTCTGATGAAGTCCAAAAAATAATTAAAATTTTAGAAGATTTTTTGAAACGAAAACGAAGCATTTGCTATGGTGGGACGGCTATAAACGCCATTCTCCCTAAATTTGCACAATTTTATAATCGCGATGTCGAAATACCAGATTACGATTTTTATTCGAAAACGCCGATGGAAGATGCAAAAGAGTTGGCCGATATATTTTATAAACATGGTTATACTGAAGTCGAAGCGAAATCTGGTGTGCATCATGGTACTTACAAAGTATTTGTATCATTTATTCCTATTGCGGACTTGACTTATTTAGATCCTCAGATATTCGATACTATGAGTAAAGAGGCTATCGAAGTTGCGGGTATTTTATATGCGCCCCCTAATTTCCTCCGTATGAATATGTTTTTAGAACTTTCGAGACCTCTTGGTGATGTGACTAGATGGGAAAAGATTGCAAAACGGCTAGCTATTTTGAACAAATTTTACCCTATGAATCCGCCATTCGATTGTGGAACTGTCGATTTTCAGCGTAAAATGGTAAATTATAAATCCGAGGGAGAACATATATATTTTTTGGTGCGCGATGCATTTATAGAACAAAGTGCAATTTTTTTTGGTGGTTATGCGTCAACCCTATATTCGCGTTATATGCCTGAGAACTTGCGACATATAATACGCAAAATACCGGATTTCGATGTAATTATAGAAGACCCCGAAAAATGCGCATTGATTGTGAAAGAAAGACTTATTCGCGAGGGATTTAAAAAAGTGCGTACTATAGAACATCCTGCGATTGGAGAACTTATACCTAGACATTTAGAAATTCGCATAGGGCGCGAAACCTTGGCATTTTTGTTCGAACCCATTGCTTGTCATAGTTATAATAAAATTCGCATCAAGGGAATGGAAGTGCGGGTGGCAACGATTGATACTATGCTCAGTTTTTATTTTGCATTTTATTATTCGAAACAGCCGTATTTTTATAAAGATCGAATTTTATGTATGGCCAAATTTTTATTTGATGTGGAACAAAAGAATCGGTTGGCACAGCGTGGTCTTTTAAAGAGATTCAGTATAAATTGTTATGGAACACAGAAAACTATTGAATCCATACGCGCCGAAAAAGCCGCCAAGTTTCGAGAACTGAAAGACCGGCGCAATAGTAGCGAATACGAAGAATGGTTTTTGCGATATAATCCGGGTACTACCCAGGCACCGCCACCACCACCACCAAAACATAAAATAAAACAACGACGAAAACAAAAATCGCGGGTTACAGCAGTGAAAAAACGGAAGGTGAAATCGCGGACGATGAAATTGCCATTTGGTATTGAAATTGTATAGATTGTATAATGAGAACTTTACATTTCAGGTTCTCATAATACGCTATATTGACATTGTATTGACATTGTATTGACATTCAATATATGAAATTTTTATTGGGATTATAATCTTTGTTACCTTTTTTGCAGTTAAAATATATATTATATTATACTAAACATACACTTTTTATATACATTTTTTGTAAAGTGGATATAAAAACTGGATGGCGCGGAGGCGTGGTTATATTATATAATATATATTGTGTATGGTTCTCGGGGCTCGGCACTTCGTGCCTCGCGTTACGATACAAAATGTATCAAACTTTGCAATCCCCAGAAAGTGCTTCCAAACATGACACTTTTCAACAAAATTCCATAAAAATTCAAATTACCGTCCGAATGAAAAATGGGCAATGCACTCAAATATTTATACATTATAGTATGAACTATAGGAATTTGAAAAATAAAAAACAATAATGCCACTAAAACCGGTAATTGGAAATCCACCATAGCATCCTCGATTTGTTCTGCATGCCGTTTTGATTTTTCGTGTTTCCTTGCAGATTTTTCGGCGGCTTCTTCGTATTCCCTTATATAATCTTTGGTAAGTTTCGGTTTTGGAATATAATTCGGCTTTATTTCTTCATCTTGTTGATATTGTGATTGATCCATAGGAATATCACGCGAAGGAAGCCGCACAGGTGCCATCATGCGCAATTCTGACATCGGATCTGATGTGGGAGAACTTTGTCCGAACATCATATCTGTCATATTTTGTGGGTTTTGTGTAGGCGGCGGCGGCGGCGATTGATATTTTGGTTGTGGTAATGGCATTACTGTTGGTTGTATAGAATTTCCATACGGATTCGGATGTACATTCATAGGTGTATATGTGGGGTTCTGGGGATCATATTCGGTTCGTGTATTTGTGGCCGTGGGTAGTCCAATCGCATGTGGATTTTGAGACATAAGGCCAGTTTGTGGTGGAATTTGAATTGATATATTATCGGGTAAATCTACAATTCTAGTAGTATGTTCAGCCATAGTTTATTATATATATAATAAATTATGTCGAATTTTTTATAGTAAAACGCGCTCATATATATTGGCCGATATCCAGGATTAAAAACTGGACATTTTTTGGAAAAAAGTGGCGCTAGAGGGGGAAGGGGCAGGGGCAGGGGCCGGAACCGACGCAGGCGCAGGCGCCGATGCACCAGTAAGTATCTTGGGAAGTGTAGATTTGTCGCGCTCTATTTCTTCTTCCGTAGGAGGCGCACGAATATCAATTATTTTTTTACCGGAGGAATCGCATTTTCCGACATTTGTTTTATAAGAATAACATTTATCTCCGTATTTATAGGTTTTATCTTCAAAATCGCTCAAAATGGGACCATTGAATACAATACAATTCTTGTCTTTACACACTTTGCGAAAGAATGTAGCTAAACCAAGACCAAGTATAATGGATATGAAAATACGGCCCAATGGCGTATTCAATAATCGTTTAAAATTCATATAAAATATATATACAAATTATTGATCCAACTACGAACATCGTCCATTTTGGGTGGGTATGGGGGTATGGCGTCATCAAGATTGTGCCGGAATTTTGGATATTGAATTAGGATCTGTCGGACATTTTACTTCCGTTTCTTCTATACTATAACAATTTCCGACTTTATCCCTATATTGTAATAATTTATAGTTTTCATGTGTAGGATATACCAAAATAGTATGATTTTTATCTGCAAATAAATAAACAAATAATATACCTATCGCAAAACTAATAATGAAAACAGGTATATTGATATATTTAGATAACATGTATACTTATAATGATACTTATAATGTATACTTATAAAATAATGATACT